CGTCTTGGTCAGGAGAAAGAGGAGCAGTTTTTGGTACGGGCTGTTCTTCTCGTCATCCTTGAGACTGGTGTCCGAGTTGTCGATGGCGAGCGTCGGGTCGTTGATGCGGTTCCATCGACGGTCCCAGAGGCGAAACTGTTCGTACATCTCCTTGCGGTCGGTTATGAGTCGACGGACCCTAAATTCGAGTGTAAACTCGTCACCGTTGATATCCTTACTGGCCTGCTTGCTGACCCCCAGAGACCCGATCCGAGTCAGCAGGGTCCGGCAACTGTTCAGGAAGCGATCCTTTCGAATCTTGAGGTGTTCAACTTCATAATTCTTCGGGTACTTGTCGGCGTCCCGCTCCTGAGTCGGCGGGAAGAGGACAAAGGCCCATGACTTGTCGGCGGCGAGTGCGTTTGCGCGGATGCTGAACCCTGCGTCTTGTTCAGCATTCGTGATGCAATTTTCGAGCTCCTCTAGTGTCCACGAGTTGATTTCGGTCGTCTGGTTGGCGCTTCTGATTTCTTCAGCATGTTCTGGTGTGACGTCTTTGTTGATTGTGTGGACCTTCTGAGTGCTCATTGATAGAATAACGCTATACTTTTTTAAGCGGGTGCGGCGATGTGTTGCGGTTCCGGGGTCTGTTTGGACCCCTTCATCTCGGTCAGAATCTTGACCATAATCTTGTTGTGGACCTCGAGCTGCCGAGAGACGCCCTCGACGGAATCCTTGAGGCCCGCAAGAAGAGTCGCGACGGTCTCGCCATCCTCGGTCGCCAGGAGGCCACCCAGAGCCTCGAACATATCCATACCGTCCTCGTCAAACTCATCCATCTCCTCGTCGAACTCCTCCTCCTCATCCTCGACGGGAGGCGGCGGGGGGGTCTTAGGGGGCGGGCGGCGCTGAGACATTGTACGAGTGGCTGAGAAAATCAGGGGAAGGGAATGGCGCAGCGTCTTTGGCTCTGAACTTTTTCCTCCTGCTATAGTAAAATGCCGGGTGGCGCTTTGATGCAACTGGTTGCCTATGGCGCGTCCGACGTGTATCTTACCGGTGACCCCAAGGTGACCTTCTTCCAGTCGGCTTACAAGCGTCACACGAACTTTGCGATGGAGACTGTCCAGCAGACCGTGTCGGGCAACGCCGGTCCGGGAGGTCTCGTCTCTGTGACCCTCGCTCGCTCAGGCGACCTGGTCGGTGACGTGTTCGTCGTCCTCCAGCCCAACTGCTCGTCGTACGGTCAGCTGACGTCGAACAATGTCAACAATGACATGAACTGGGTCGCCGAGCGCGCCTTCAGCTCCGTCGAGCTCTTCATCGGTGGTCAGTCGATCGACAAGCACTACCAGATGTGGTTCCGTCTGTACGCCGAGGTCTTCCTGAACGAGACCAAGAAGATGAACTACGGCAAGATGGCCTCGATCGCCACGCCCAACAACGCCGGCACCTCCATCGCCTACGCCTACCTGCCCCTCATCTTCTTCTTCAACCGCAACCCGGGTCTGTACCTGCCCCTGATTGCCCTGCAGTACCACGAGGTTCGCATCGACTTCACTCTGAGCACCCAGTACGCCAACTACTTCGGCACGAACCCCTTCGCCGTCTGGGCTAATTACGTCTACCTGGACACCGTCGAGCGCGACAAGTTCGCCAAGACTCCCCATGAGTACCTCATCGAGCAGGTTCAGCACGTCAACCCGGACCCGGTGGGCTCCAGCAGCGAGAACACTCCGAGCGTGATCCGCATGCAGTACAATCACCCCGTCAAGGAGCTCATCTGGTGCTACCAGAACAACTCTATCGGCACGAACCCGAATGCCCTCTGGAACTTTTCCTCCAGCGTGGCGAACGTGAACGTGACTGTCGACCTCAACAAGATTGCCCAGGCCGGTGCGTTCACCCCGGCCAACTGGACCGGCGCCCCGGTGCTCTACACGCCGCCGCTCCTCTCGTCGAACCTGTATGTGGTCCAGACGTTCTCGGCCGCTACCAGCATTGTCGCTGCTGGAACCTCTATCAACCTTCAGTCGAACGTGCTGTCCGGCAACGTCTTCTGGACCGAAGGTGGCGTCTCCCAGTATGGAGCCTCTTCCAACGTCGTCTACGGTCAGGAGGTTGGCCCCCTGCACCAGGCCAAGATCATCCTCAACGGCACGGATCGTTTCGTACCCCAGTTCGGCAAGTACTTTAACCAGTATCAGCCGTACCAGTACCACACGGGATCTCCCTACCCGGGCATCTACCTGTACTCGTTCGCCATCAAGCCGGAGGAACTCCAGCCCAGTGGCACGTGCAACTTCAGCCGTATCGACATGGCCCAGATTGCCGTGAACCTCAAGACGGGTGTGCCCTATACCACCCTCCAGCAGCGCATGTTCGCCGTCAATTACAACATCCTGCGCATCCAGTCAGGTCTCGGTGGCGTCGCGTTCGCGAACTAAATAAATATGCGGTCTAAATTTTTTTCTTGGGGACTAGTACAAAGCGAACATGGCCGGGGGGCTTATGCAATTGGTTGCGTACGGAGCGCAGGACGTTTATCTGACCGGTCAGCCCAAGGTGACCTTCTTCCAGGCGGTGTACAAGCGCCACACGAACTTTGCGATGGAGAACATCCAGCAGACCGTGAACGGCTCGGCCTCCAACAGCGGCCGTGTGTCCGTGACCATTGCCCGCAACGGCGATCTGGTCGGTGACATGTACATCCGCCTGCAGCCCTCGTACCCCTCTGCGGCGAACTGCACCTCGAACGGCAACGTCTTCGACATGAACTGGGTGGCTGAGCGCTCCATCGCCTCCATTGAGCTGACGATCGGCGGTCAGCGCATCGACAAGCACTACCAGTCCTGGTGGCGCCTGTACGCCGAGCTGTTCCTCGGCGAGTCCGACAAGATCAACTACGGCAAGATGACCTCCGCCCCTGTGACCGTGGTCGACAGCACCAACGTGCCCAGCGTGTACCTGCCCCTGCTGTTCTTCTTCAACCGCAACCCCGGCCTGTACCTGCCTCTGATTGCCCTGCAGTACCACGAGGTGCGCATGGACTTTGACCTGAGCTCTTACTTCCAGAGCTACTTCCCCAACAACATCTTCGAGGTGTGGGCCAACTACGTGTACCTGGACACTGAGGAGCGCCGCCGCTTCGCCCAGAAGGGCCACGAGTACCTGATCGAGCAGGTGCAGCACACCGGCGGTGACTCCATCACCCTGGCGACCACCCCGACCACCACCGGCTCGGCGACCACCCAGACCGTCCGTCTGTCCTTCAATCACCCGGTGAAGGAGCTGATCTGGTGCTACCAGAACACCAGCCCGACGCAGTACAACAGCATGTGGAACTTCACCAGCTCGGCGTCGAACGTGAACGTGACCTGCTCCCCTCTGCCTCAGCTGGCCATCGGCGCCCTGCCCCACAGCATCGGCTGCCCCCGCATTTTTTCCAACGTCTCTTGCATCTCGGGTGCTCAGCTGACCTCCAACGCGACCGCTGGTGTCTCCTGGGTGGAGGAGGGCTCGCAGAGCGTCACCGCGGCCACCGCCGTGGAGGTGGGCCCCCTGTACAACTTCAAGCTGGTGCTCAACGGCCAGGACCGCTTCAAGGAGCAGACCGGCAAGTACTTCAACCAGTACCAGCCGTACGTGTACCACACCGGCGTGCCCTACCCGGGCATCTACGCCTACTCCTTCGCCCTGCAGCCGGAGGAGCACCAGCCGACCGGCACCTGCAACTTCTCGCGCATTGATAACGCGCAGGTCGCCCTCAACATCAAGGGTTGCGCCACCACGCCTCTGCAGCGCATGTTCGCCGTGAACTACAACATCCTGCGCATACAATCCGGGATGGGCGGCCTGGCCTTTTCAAACTGATCTTACCATATATATTTTCGTGTGGTAAGACGTGTAAAATATCAAAAACCCAAAAATACGGGCTTCGGCCCCAAGAACGTTCTAGGTTCTTGGGACCTGTTAAAGAATATCTTACTACTATGGTAAGATGGAGACCCCTCGGCTCAAAAAGTGCTCATGCACTCGCGCACCTCAGCCGTTGGATCAATTTTTGGATAAAAACAACAAAGAAGTGGCGACGTGCCTCAAGTGTCGAACGAAAGCAAAAAAGTACGATCAGAAACCAGAAAGGCGGGAATATCACAACGAACTACAGAAAGAAAAGGAATATTACAAGGAATGGAGAGTTAAACAATTGGAAGAGAGACCAGATGAATATAGGAAACATAATAACGAAATCTCTAAAGAAT